CCTAAAACACCTCCCAAGGCGTCTCTACGGCTCTCTCTTGCTCCTCGGGTGCTTCCGGTGCTTCGGGAGGTTCTTCGTCCTCTGCGGCGTCCCCAGCGGCCTCTGCGGCGGCTTCTGCTCCTTGGTTGATGGACAACTTGGGGCTGATGAAGAATGGGTCGTTGGCTTTTTCGTCCTCAAGGAGTTCGTAGCCGAGAATGGTTCGTGCCTCATTGACCGTGATAACGCCCTCTTGCCTAAGAGCGGCGATAGCCTGTCCTTGAGCACGGACGACCTCAGCCTGCACCTTTTGCTTGGACGGACGAATGCTGTTGAAAGCCCATCGGTAGTCCTTGACGCCGAGGATGGGTAGGATGCGGTTATTTATCATGGAAGCGATGCGATAATGGTACGATTCCACGACATCATACCATGCCTCTAACTGTTGCTCGGGGTTGCTCATCTTGCCCGTCTGCACCCAGCCCAATTTCATGGGTGGGATGCCAAACACAGCGCAGATTTCTTCTCGGTAGTAGTAGAGCAGGTCAAGGTGCTGACCGTCCTTAATGGAGTCAATAAGTCGGTGGGTTTGAAATCCAGTTCCACCGTTCACAGCGACCAAACCAAAAGGAGACTTGCCCGTGCTCAACTGTTGCTCAAGCATGGCCAGCATCGTTTTCATCTCATTGTTGCTGATGTCTCCTACATTGAGGATGGTCTTTGGAAGAGTTCCCGTGAACTGCTCGTTGATATAATTAGAGAGGTTCAATTGGCCAGCGATGGTCTGCATCAACGGAACAATCGGAGAGGTCCCGTAGCCTCGTCCCTGTTTGTATTTAGCGATGTGAAGCACCTTGTTGGCCGCAAAGCGGCGAGTCATTCCGTTCAACTTCTGCACATACGCCATTTCGGGTGGCTCGGGTAGTCGCTCGTTGGGTAGCAGTTCCATGGTGTCGGCTGGGATATTCCACATGGAGACGAGGTTCCCACCAAACACCCAATCCGTGTCTTCGTTCTCACTCGTGTCTCCGCTACCATCCAGTTCAAGGTATGCGTCTCCATAGAGTGTGAGGTCATAGACGAGGGATTCAAGCCACTCGTTCCCCATATCGTCGGGGTTAGGCATGGCAAAGAACATACGCAAACGCTCAAGTTCCTCGGGGTTCCCACGCTCCACGCCTTCGGCGAGGTCAAAGCGATACCCGTTGCCGAGCACATCGTCTACACATCGTCGGATGATAGCGGCGATGACCTCGGACTTGAGGCTGATGTCCCGAATAACCTTGGGGTCTACGAGAGGATGAGCACCGTCGGACTTGCGACCTGTTCGCTTATCGGCTGTGGTAGCGTGTCCAATCCGAGACATGGAGGCGAGAGACTTGTTGAAGTCCACCGTTGGGTCCTCAACCGTTGCACGGCCTCGTCGGAGGAAACCGAATCGTCGCTTGCGCTCCGCCATGTGTAGGGCTTGACGCCCAAGTTCTTAACGGTGTTCACAACCACTCCATTTGACCGAAGCGGTTGCGGGAGCCAGAGTTGCTCCACCCAGCGATTTGTCCGTAGTCCTCAGCGGCCTTGCGCTCGCCAGCCTCAATGGAGGCGACCATGGACTCGCTCTCGGCGATGGACTCCATCTCCTCTTCGGAGACTTGCGTTCCCACTTGCTGGGTGCGCTTCCAAGCCTCACGGGCCAAGCGACGGCGCTCGGAGCCAGCGAATTGCTTTCGGATTTCCCACTCAGCCAATGCGGCTTGCATGTCCTTCCAAGTCCACTCGTTGCCTGTGAGTTCAAACCACTCAGCCTTGAGTTCCTTGGCTTCTGCGGCGAGCATCTCACCTTCGGCTCGGTCCATGCCGCCATCGGGGTTGGTCCCGTTGGGGCAGATGTAGCCAACGGCGCCAACACCGCAAGAAAAATTGTCTCGGTCAAACTCGTTCTTCAAAATGAGGCGTGCGAGGACCTCGGGGCAGTTTGTGTTGTTCGCCATGTATAGTCGTAGGCGCCACTCCTATATTAAGGTAGCGCCTATCAGTTTTCTTCATCGGCTGGGAGTGGGACCTCGGGAGGGGACACGGGCATACGGCCCTCTCGTTGCATGAGCATTTCGTGGTCGTGCTGAGCGGCGGCTCGTGCGAGTTCGTGGTCAAGTCGTGCGGCGGACAATTGCATGTCGGCCTCGTGCTGGGGTGTCATGTTTTGAATGTCGTTTGTGGTCTCCTGCTTGAACAAGTCCAGCAAGTTGGTGATGATGAGCAGGGCAGGACCACCGACGATACCTATGACCGTCAATTGGTTCTCTGTTATCTCCATGCCGTCCACCACGGATTTGTAGACAGCCAACGAAGCAAACGATACCCATGCAATAACGATGGGGACAGAGACAAACCAAAATAGGCTTCTCGTGGATGACTGCCGCTTCGCCATGTTCCTACTCATACCAATAGGCGGTTCATAACGCCATCGGGAGACCGAGTGTCGCGGCGATGAGCGAACCCGCCCATAGCGTGAGGTTGCGAACATACGCCTTAGCCGATTGGACGAACTCCGTGAGTTCGTCAATCTCCTTTTGCTGACGATTCTGCTCAACCTTGATGGATTGAATGTCGTCTGCAATATGCGCCAAGTGGTTGTCCCGAATGACGACAACATCTTCACGAAGGCCCTTGAGCATCTCCAAAAGAACCTCACTATCGCTCGCCATGTTGGGAATGACTGCAATATCCGGTTTATCACACTCACGACGGCCCACAAAAAGAGTGGCAATATGAGTATAGGTAGCAAAAGACTATATACCCCCATCTCATAGGCACTTATGCTCCGAAGGTTTTCATCTCCGGCAAAGCGCCGCCGTCATTGATTTCAAGGGCCAGCCGAGCGTAGAGCAAAGCGTGGAATGCGTGGTCGTCTCCATCTCGTCCGTACTTGGTGAGAGTCTGTCCCCGAATCGGACGGGTGTTCTTCTCGTCAGTCTCAGCGGAACTCGTCAGCGAGCACCACTCGTGCGCCACCCATGCAAGTGATTCGTCTCCATAGGGTAGGCTCACCTCACGGTTCTTGATGGCCTCCACGGTCTGCTCCACATAGGTCGTGCGGTCCACCACGCACATGAAAATGAGGTTGCGGTTGTTGTCTCGCTTCTTGTATTCGTAGGGCGTCATTGGCCGAGACGAGTAGTAGCAGGAACGCACACGCTCGCTGAACTCCTCCTGCAATTGCTTGACCTGCCGAGCACCATACCCTATGTCGGCCACTACCTGCACGCAGTTGTAGTCGGTTATCATCTGCTTGAGAATCTCCACTTCATCACCTTCGCCAGTCTCACGAGAGTCCAACTTGACGGCTTGTAGAATGTTGCTATCGGCGTCAATCACCACAACGGTGGTCTCCTTCCCCCAGTCAATCCCCATGTAGGTCTCGTTCGGTGGAGCGACCCCTCTAACGACATTCCGTTCTCGGTCAAAGACGGGTAGCACCTCGTCAAAGGTGAGCGGCTTGGTGGACCCTGCAAAGAACTCACCGAGCACTTCGTTGGAGTACCGTCGGGGAGTGTAGGTCTCCTTCTTCTGCGCTATGTCCTTGGCCGTGATGTCGGGGTGCATCTCCTGTGAAATGTGATACCCGATGATGTTCGCTTTGGAGTCCGTGTGAACCCACTTGCGAGCCTCGGTGTCCCACTCACCCTTCGTGGACTTCTCCCACAATTTCCAGAACTCGGACCCTTGCTCACGCGCCGTTCCCGATATGACCACCCATTTGTAGTCGGACTGAGCCAACATCTCAATCAGCATCGGGAGCACATCGCCGTCGGAGTCTTGGTACTCGTCAATGCAACACAGGTCAGCCTCAATACCGAGCAGGGCGTGAGCGTCTCCCCAGTTGGAGTAGGCGTAGAGGTGGTTCAGCGTCTTGGCTCCGACATCAAAGGTTTGGTGGCTCACGGAGGTCTTCACACGGGCGTTCATGAGCGTCCCATTGTTGATGGACCCCATCATAGCCCCGTTGAACCGCTCCTCAACGAAACGGCTCACCTGTGGCTGTCGGGGGGCCGTATAAACGGCGTTGAAGTAGGGTATGTTCAGCAGGCCGTAGAGCAGTAGGTTGCATATCGTCTCAGTCTTCTCCACCTTCCGAGAGCACTTGAGCACCACCATTTTGGTGGCGTCGTTCTTCTCCAAGGCTCCGAAGTGGCGATAAATCTCCACGAGGTAGTCCCTCTCGTCCAAGCGGAAAGGCTTGCCGTCAATCGTGCGGAAGTAGCACGACCAGCGGTCGGGGTAGAGTGCAATCTCCCGAGCCTGCTCGGCTGTCAATCGGCCCGTCTCGCCCTCCGCCATAGCCCCCGAGGGGGCGGCGGGGTTTGAAACCGTTGCGCTCGTTCAAGCCTCAGTTCTTGAAGACGGGGCCTTTCTTGGTGTGCTGGACGAAGTTTGGGCTTCCGCCGACATGGCGCTCATCGTAGGAGCAAACCTTCTTGAAGCCAGCGGCGACGAGGAGTGCACCGAAGTGCAGGGCTTCCTCAGCGTTCCACACATTGATGGAGACTTCTCGGCCGAAACCGTCGTTCTCAGCAAAGACCTTCCAGCAATGCTTGCTTGTAATCATCTCATCATCCGATGGAAGCAGTTCGTGGGTCATGTAGGTAGTTCCGAGCCATCGGTCCGATGTGAGGTCCTCAAGCGTGAGGTGTGCCGCCATGGTGTTGGCTTCATCGTTTCGTCCTTCTTCTTTGCTGGGTCCGCCGTTCTCATAGAACAGGAATTGTGGGTCTGCGTAGGTCATTTTCTATCTCTCCTTGTTTAAGCCATGGGGGCACCCCTATATTAAGGTGCCGCCTAAAAGGTATGAAATCAGTCCAGCAATCGCAAATCATGAGGTGGCCGAGGGGCGAGATACCAGTAGATGCCACACCCCTCGTTGCCTATTCGCCCGCATATGGCAACTTGGTTCGGCCATGAAGCACCGTCGCCCAAGGCCAAAGCGTGAATCGGTCCGTTCCGACCACAGTTGGGACAATATGGAATGGTGCCGATTCCCAAGACGGGGACTTCACGGGTTTGGGCGTTCATGGTTGGGTTGGTGGGAACCACCACGGTCCGAGGTATCGGCTGATTGAGAAGCCATAGCGTCATGGAGCCACCTTCTTTTTGATTTTGTCAAACACCTTTCGTTGCTTGGGTGTGAGTGGCTTTCCGAGGCTCGTGCGCTTCTCGCTAATGGAGTGCAAGAAAGAGTGCTCCCAGTCCGATAACTCGTCGTAGTGAGTGTTGAACACCTCAAGTGGCTCGTCCACAAGGGGAGTACCCAGTATGCCAGCCATGATGGCTTCGTAGGAGTCTTTGGTGCTCCACATCAAGTTGTGAAGACCGTATCGGCGAATTGCCTTTTCAATCGTTCCAATCTGCATGGCGAGGACCGGATGGACCTTGCCCTCGTCTACACCACGCTCAGCGTTGAGTCGGAAGTTCGTGGCGTCCTCGTCTTTCTGCTTGCGACGACGAGCGGACTCTGCGGCGAGCAACAGGCGGTCTGCGTGAGCCTTCTTGGAGTCTTCCTGCCAACGAATGACATCAGCACGGAAGTCTCGCTTCTTCTCAGCGAACCACTTCTCAGTCTTGCCGGTGAGGTAGCCTCGCTCACGAATCATGCGGTCGGCTCGCTTGGCGTAGGTCTTGTTCTCCTTGCCAAAGACGGGCCAGCCTTCACGAGCGCCTGTGGCGTAGTCTCGGTATTCTTCCCAGTAGGTTGTGAGGTTTCCCTCAGCGGCGAACTTGGCTCGGAAGAACTTGGCCTTGGCCTTGGCCATGGCGGCCTTGAGGAAGTCTCGCTTGGCGTCGCCTGTGAGTCCCTCAGCGGCGTCGGTCATAATCTCAACATGCTTCCACACACATTCGTTGCCGACGGTGATGGTTTTTCCTTGCACTTCGTCGTGGACTTGACACAATTCACGGATGTGCTGTTTTCCACACAGGAAGCAGTTGTGTTCTCCGACCTTGCCGTAGAGTGAGTGAGTGTATTTCCAATCGTGCTTGAAGTCGTCGTAGGTTCGGATGGTCATGTCCTCAATGTTCACGATGCGTGAGACCTTGGCGAGATTTGCGACCACACGCTTCTCGTGCGGGGCTACGCCTCGTTGTAGGTTCTCTACCACATGGTCGGGGAGGGGTGAACCCAATGGGGACCAGCGCTGAGCCTCGGTCATTCGCTCTCCTCCACAATGTCGGGGTCGTGAACCTCATGGTTGAGGGTGTATTCCTTGCGAGTGCGCTCGTTGCCGTGAGCAGTCGTGCCGTTCTTGACTTCTCGTGCTATGACCAAATCACCGTCTCGCTTCATCTGTTTGAGAACAAAGGACATTTGCTTGGGAGTCTTGCGGTATGTCGGCTTGATAGCACCATTCACGGGTTCGGTGAGTTCGCTGGCGCTTTGAGGGCGAGGGTCTGCTCGTAGACGGTCTACGATTGCTTGGCGTAGTGGCTTGGGGATTTTCATGTTTGTCCGCTCCATTTGTCCGTAGGTGGTTCCTATATATAAGTGTGCCGCAAAGGACACCACTTTCAAGGCCAACCAAATGAGGTCTTGCACGAGGCGCACTTCACGGTCAGCCCAACAGGTTGCCCGCTGGGACACAGGGACGCAGGTGCGTGGATGATAAGCCTTTGGGCGCAGTTCGGACATCGGGTCTGCTGGACCCAAAAGTCTCCTCCAAAGTCAATGTGAAGCGTTGTCCTTTTGTCCTTGTAGATGGGCGGGAGCGCCTCGGGTTCCCTCTCTTCAACGGTCGCTACGACCCCGATGTCCTCGTCGCTAAGCGGGTTGTCTGCTTCCCGCCAAATGGCGTTGTTGAGCGTCATTTCCGAGGAGTCGCCGGACGCTCCGAAGGTATGGAGCGTGATAACCTGTGGGTCCATACGGTATGTGTGGTCCACGAAAACAGAGAACCTAACATCTGTTCCACACTTCACATTGACGAACTGAGCAACGCCTTCTTGGTCGTCCATGGTCAAGCACATAGCAATTCGCCAAGCCATGAAAGCGAGCCACCCATGGTCCGATACGGGGCATTCTCCGTCGGGCCACAGGAGTTTGATTGCTTCTGCTGATTGAGAAGGAGCCAACCTACGGACCACGACTTGAGATAGGTGAAACGGAGCCTGCGCTCCTCCGCGAATGTAGAATCCCAAAGCGTTGTTTCCCATGGACTCAAGAACAGCAAACAGAACCTCTTGCTCATGCCAGCGTTCATCCTCTTCCGAGCCAATAGTTGGTGTTGTTGATGTGAGGATGGTGATAGGATTCTCCAAAGCCTCAGCGGTGTGTCTATCATCGTTCGTCCACAGGTGAATCAAGGCTTCTTGGTTTTCCGTCCTCATGAGGGCCAAATTGAGAGAGTTTAGTGCATCCTGCAAGCCATCCGTAGTGAAGCCTGCGGCCTGTTTGGCTTTGCCCCATGAGATGGGGTAGAGGGTCGGCTTGTCCGTGTGCATGGACGAAGGAATGAGTATCTTTCTCTTCATTGAGCCACCACCTTCTTCTTGCTCTTGAGGGCTTTCTTGAGTGCCGTCTTGAGTGGCAATAGAATGTCAGCGGCAAGCGTCTCCATGCCATTGATTTTAGCGTGGCCGTGGTTCCCGTACCACTTGGCCGTGTTCATGCCAGCGATGCCGACTGAGAAGAGAATACAATCATCCGTCTCAGCGTCAGCCAACACAGAGCGAAGGTGGTCGCCGCTTCCCATACCCCGTGGTGCAGGTCCACATGGAGAACCGTCGCTGATGATGAACACCATGCGGCGAGCATCGGGACGACCGAACTGCTTGGTGCGGTTCATAGCCCACTTGACGGCGTAGCCATCGGAGTTTTGTGAACCCGAGAATGGTGTGGCAATTTGCCTCTTGACCGTGGTGGTGAGTGTTTCGTTGGCACCCTTTCGCACATTGATGTAGGTTGCTCCTTGACGGTAGCCACGAACGCTTCCATTGGACGAATTGAAGTCCACTACCTCGTAGTCCGCCCCAACGGCTTCCATGGCCTCAGAGAGCGCCACAGCGGCCTCAGCGGCTTGACGAGCACGACGACCCGACATGGAACCCGAGGCGTCAATGAGAATGACGCACTTCAACTTGAACTCCTCGTAGGTCTTGGGCTTGGTGAACAAGCGGTCGGAGGAGCGAACAGCCCATAGGCGGCGGTCGTCCAATTTGCCACGCTTGTGGTGAGTGGTCTCACGGGTGTCAGCACCTTTGATGAGTTTTTCCATGGTCTTAGCCACACGCTTCACAGCGCCACGGGTTCTACCTTTGGTCGCTTCGTAGTCTTGCACATCAGCCAACCAGCCGTTTCGCCAGTCGGGGTTCTTTTGAGTTATGATGAGGTGGCCACCATCGTTCACACGGTCGCCCGTGTCCTCGGGTTCATGGTCCACGGTGAGGTCCTCAAGGTCCGTGTCCTCGGGGAACCATAGTTCATCAGCGGAGTCAAAGACGGCTTGAGCCTCAGCCTTGAGGTTCTCCGTCAAGTCGTCGCCAAGAAATAATGCCTCGCATGAACCAGTTGAGCCACCGAGGAACTCAGTCTCATCGTTGTCGCCTTCACGGACAACGGTAGTGGAACCGAAGTCGTCGTCAGCGGTGTCGGGAAGTTGGTTGAATGACTTGCCTTCACCGTCGCCCTCACCGTCGCCAGCACACTCACCGTCGCCAGCACCTTTGCCGTCAGCATCGCCGTCAGCATCGCCAGCACCAGCAGGCTCACCGTCGCCGTCGTCTCCGCCAGCACCAGCACCATCACCGTCAGCATCGCCTTCGGCAGGACCGTCGCCGTCTTGAGTGGAGTCGCTGGAAGGAATCTTCTCTACCAAGTCTTTGAAGCGCTTTGCTGGGGCGTCTTGAGCCTTGGCTTTGTTTCGCTTTTGGGAGTTAGCCGCCTTCTCTATGTTGTCAATGGACATGTCGTCCGAGAACAGACCTTCGCCTTCGGCAGAGGTAGAAGCACCGTATTCACTACCGTCGGACTCGTCCTCGGGGAAGTGCTTGCGGTAGACAGCAAGCACGATGCGAGCACCCTTAACCACATTGTTGGTGTCCTTGCAGGCCAAGGCGCCAGCGAACAAAGGACGAGCCTCGTCCATCATAGCGATGACCTTTGGGTTGTTGATGAAGTGTCCGACTGAGAGAATGGCTTCGGTGGCGATAGCGATGACGCCCATTTTTGCCGCCTCGTGGTCTTCAATGACACGACCGGCAACACCGGCTTTGTGAGTCTCCATCATCATGCGCTGAGCCATGTCCAAGCGCTTCTTGGAACCTGCAAAGTCCTTGCCCAGCAAGTAGTTCACACGAGCGTCCTCAAAGATGTTCACGAAGTCGTGAAGCAAGCGGTCTTCTTTGCCACGCTTGATGCCGTCGGTCATGTTCTTCCATGAGTTGAAGTTTGTGTACCGTAGGTGGCCAGCGGCCTCGTGTGCAAGGATTGCCTCGCTGAGAATGAGGTTCATGTTATCGCTGATACCCTGCATGATGGGGTAGGACAGGTGAACGGTGTCCCCGTCGGTTGCACATGGTTCCGATGGACCGACCTTCAAGCGCTTGACGGCTCGGCCTTTGCCTTCGTATTGACCACTCAACACCTTAGCAAGGTTGCCAAGGTGGTGCTGGTATGCAATGCGGGTTTGGTTGCTCCATGGTTGGGTCATGTTTGGTCCTATGCACACCACCTATATTAAGGTGGTGGCCTATCACAAACGATAGGGCGGGTTATCCTGTCGGTCCGAACGAAGCGTAGAAATGTAGCGGCGTGATACGGTGGATAGTTGGTCAATGTCCCACGCATGAGAGTGCATCATGAGTCCATGAGCGACCTGCTCGGGTGGTGTTCCGTTGTGGTGTGCCATACCCAGTACCGAGAGTGGGTGGGTGTCAAAATCGTGCATGAGGCGACCCGATAGAACTGCTTTCGCTTGGTCTCGTGGGTGGACGAAACCGAGGTCCTCGGTCATCGGAACCACGCCAAGTTCTGCGGCGATGATGGCTTGCCTCCACGACTTGGCGGTCTTGGCTATGTCGGCCGATAGGGGGTGGTCGCCCAGCATGGAACGCATATGCGATTCGCTCGGTCGCTTGAGTTCAATGACAACACAGGACTTTCGCACTTGATACGGGACCGAGTGCAAGGATTGGGCGAGAATGGCCGTGGGAGGGGCGTGAGGGAGAGCGATTGCTATTTTGGTCCACAACCCCTTGCCGATGAAATCGGCGTCATCTACGACGGCGTAGCGGCCTTTTCCAAAGAAGGTCGGGTGGCGGGCGTTCTCCATCGCTTTCAACGGGTCCTCGTGAGTCTCAGCATCCATCTCCATGTCGGCTCCGAGAGTTGCGAGGACATGGTTCTTGCCGCATCCAGCGGGGCCAAAGAGAATGAGAGGTCGGATGGGGTCTCGTAGCCATTGACGGACGCCCTCAATGGGGGCCTTGGGTCCAAGGAGCATTTCAATCCAGCATCCGTTGCTTCCGTGGGAGGAGGGTGTCTTGGTCTGGATGGAGGAGTTCTCCGAGTGTCTTCATTCGCATTCCTGTGTGTTTGCACAGTCGTCGCACGAGTTCCTCAAGGTCTTCAATCCGTTGCTCCATTTCAGTAGGTGTCATGGCCTCAAGGGCCACTCCCACCTATTTGAACCGAGGTGGCGAGGGGGGAGGAGAGAAGCATCTCAGCCGTGTCCCCCCTCACCGTGTTCACGGCTAAGAGAGTATCAAACGAAGTCCTCAAGGCGAGCGCGTGCGGCGGCTTCAACGGTCGCCATCTCGTCGGGGAGGTAGCGGCCAATCATGACATACCGAACGGCTTCGGAAAGGCTGAGGTCCTCCAATTCGTCGCAGAGTTGAACGAGCATACGAGTGGAGGTGTCGGTCTCCATTTGGTGCTCCTTCTTGAGGCGGCGGAGGTCGTTGGCGAGGTCCACGAGGTTGCCGACAAGTTCCTCATCGGCGAAGCCTGTTTGGCTCATGACGACCTGCACTTCCAAGTCTCGTGGAAGGTAGGTGAAGGGAATGGAGTAGGTGAAACGGTTCTTGGTAGCCGCATTCATTTCGTTCACGCCAGCGTAGTCCTCGGGAGGGTTCATGGTTCCAATAATCATGAAGCCAGCCTTGGCCTTGACCACACGGTTGTTGTCATCGGGAATGACCATCATGCCTGTGTCCATCAAGCCGTTGAGTGCGATGAGAATGTTCTCACGAGCGGCGTTGATTTCGTCGCAGAGGAGGGGTAGTCCGAGTTCAGCGGCCATGGTGAGGATGCCGTCTTGGAACACGACTTCGCCATTTCGCAAGGTGCGAGAGCCAATGAATTGGTCCTCGGTGATGCCGTCCGAGAGGTTCACTCGGAGCAGGGGCATATTGACCTCGTGGAAGAAGGACTTGGCCAGTTCGGACTTGCCGCAACCCGTGGGGCCGACTGCAAGCATGTGAGCCTTGATGGTGTCTCCTTTCAAAGAGCGGCGAACGCGATTGGCAAGCAAGCGGTACTCTTGGCGGTCGGACTCAACAAAGACACGACGGGAAGGAATGAGGGACTTGAGGTACTCGCTCAACTGGGCGACAGCCTCGGGGCTGTTTCGTGGGACTCCGTAGAAGGAGCCGCCAACCTGCACGGTGGCCACGGGGGCGTCGTCAGCAGGAATGGCAGTCAAAGTGGTGGATGCCACAGGAGTGTCAAACAACGAAGGGGTGTGCACCACGGAGTTCACCGTGGGGGCGCCGCCAGCAAGCAGAATGTCGGCTTGGGCTTTGGACCACACTTGGCGGTCGTCGCCAATGGACACACGGCAGATGCCTGCTTTGTCCAAGCGGTGGGCGCTGAAAGCGTTGGACTTCAACGATTTCACAGTCGTCTCACGGCCGCTGGCTGTGATGAGACCGCATACGCTCTCAAGGTATTGTTCTTCGGTCATACGGCCGCCAGCATTTGCGACGGCTTCGGTCATGGCTTCAATGGTAGTTAGGCTCATTTGGGTTCTCTCCAAACCGACCTAACACACCCCACCTATATCAAGGTAGCGGTCAAAGGGTGTCGGGAGGCAAAAATCCTTTGATGATGAGATATGTGCGAAGGTTGTCCTCAGTCCATCGTTTGAACCCTTGAACACCTTCCCATTCCCGCAACGAACGAGCGGCTTCCCACATCTGCCGAATCTGTTTCCTATCCCACTCCATAACCTCGGCTATGCGACTCATGGCTTGAGCAACGACCGTCCAGCAAACAGCAGGTGGCTCCTTGCGGTCGTTCCATACCAAAGACAATACAGCACGAGCGGCAACCCGTGGGTCCTCTCTCATACATTGGAGAGCGACGGCTTCAATCTGTGGTTCCATAGACTGGACGAATGAGGCTCGTTCCTTGCCTATGGCACGAACCCAGCGCTTGGACTGCATGTGCCGATAGGCGATGGTGCGGATTTGATAGTGAGTGAGTCCCACTTCATTCATCAGTAGGCGATAGCATTCCCGCTCTCTGCCAAGTTTCATGAGAACCACTCCTCCAATGTTGATGTCCCGACTCCCGATATGCAACGGTCCCAATTGGTCCCAAGTGCTCCAAGGATGGCGGCGAATGAATTGGACTGAGCGAACAGAGAATCAATGCTCATGAGCCTATCAACCTCAATACCATGCTGGTCGGGGGTGTCTCCCCACTCCACAGCGACTCTGCGATTGTTGGGAAGAGGTGCTGGCGCCGACTTGGCGAAAAAGATGAGTGGTTTGTCTCCCAAGTCAAAGGTCGTACCAAGATTCTCGTTGCTCCACATGGCCGCTTTGTAGGCGAATGTGTCTCGCTTCTTGAATCCAAACGGCTGTCCGAAGTCCTTCTGCTCGGTCTGCTTGGGGTCTAACATGGACTCGTGATGTTCACGGAGCAACTTGCCGACTTCGGGCGCGTTGCCCCCATCCAATATGCAGTCAAAAATGGACTGTTGAACTCTCTTCACCACGGGTGGCGAGGAGGAACGACGAAGTTCAACACCCCGATAACCATGCTTCCCATTGAAGTCTCGGTAGGCGTACCTCTTCTTGACACCCCATTGGAAGTATCGCTGGTAGTAGGCGTCGGGCTTGATGTTGAAGAACTCGTTCTTGGCCACATTGAGCGTCTCCTTGGTGAAGTCGTGAAACGATTCGTTGAGTTCAGCGCACATGATTTCAGCCATGTCCATGACATCTCGTTCGGTGAACGAACGGATAGCCTCCTCAGCCTCGTCGTGATTGACGATGGCAACCTTGCAGGAGTCCGTGTCTTGGTAGAGCGTCGTGAACCGGAGTTCTATACACCCAAGGGATGGGGGTATATAGTCTTTTTCCACATATACCCCTTCATCGCAGAACCAAAGGGTGCGGCGGTTGATGTAGTGCTTGTTCCAATCGTTATGCAGTCGTGCGGTTTCGGTGATGTCAGACCCAATCTCGGGGTCAGCGAGACGGAACGGTCGGTTGCGGGTTTTCTCAGTTCGTCCCGAACCCAGCACGCCATACCACGAGTTCATGTTCTCCTTCATAACTCGTTGCTGACGGTCCAACAGGAGAAGTTTCTCGGGGTCTTTCTCGGTCCTCATCTCGTCCTTAAGTGCTTGACGAGCGCTGGCGAGGTTGCGGAGAACACGGGCCATGATGGACTCTTTGTCTCGGCGATAGTAGCGACCGCCCCGTGTCTTGGTGTAGGGGAACGGGAAGCCGTCGGGATAGTCTGCTGGGTTCACCTTGGTGTCGGGACCGAAGTTTCCGGTGATGATAGCCGATGGATATTCCATGGAGTTGTCCAGTTCAAAGGCGTTCTTCCAAACCCCTGTTGGTGCGTCCATGACGAACCCACCTTGCTCAATGCCACCTTCGGGCATGGAAGAAGCGACTACTTGTACGGATGGTAGGATGATGTTCTCGTTCATCAGTAGGTGGCCCATCATGTCCTCAACGAGCATCATGTTGGAGTGGCTATTGTGTAGCGTAGAGTTGTGGTAGGCGGTCTTCATCACATAGAACGGGAGCAAGTCCAATTTGTCCATGCAACGATGAGCGCAAACATTGTCCCATGCGTTGTAGACTGCGAGCATCATTGGGTCTTCTTGCATCAGTTGAACGATGCGAGTTCTCGGCACCTTGCCGTAGCCCAGCGTTGAGTGAGCCATCCACGAAAGCGATGCCGCTCCGGTCGTGGCGGCGGCACCTTGTACCTGCTCAGCGTAGGCAATTTTGGTGTCAAAGGTTGGCATTCGTCGCATACCCTTGAGGTTGGGGACACCACTCAACCCTTCTTTCCACTTGAGCCTCTTGGCTCTGTTGTAGAGGTATGGAATGTCATAGCCCTTGATGTTCTGCCCTGCGAGGACATCGGGGTCGTAGCGGCGAATTGCTTTGGCCCACCAATCTAAGAGGTGGACTTCCCGTTCCAGCAAGTCGGGATGGTCAAAATTGACTACGACCACCTTATCGGGGTCAATGGCTGGAATAGGGTTCTCGTGCTCTACAACCGACTCAAGCGCCTCGGAGGACCCAAGGAACCTCTTGACCAAACGCTCGCTCGTAGGGGCCGTTGTGGCGATTTCATGGATGCCTGTGATTGAGTCATAGAGAGCGATGGAGACAACGGGTTCGGGCGCGTTCTCCATATCCAACGAGTCGGCTGTCTCAATGTCAAAGTAGAGAAGAGAGGGGGTGAAGTCCGAGGCAGGAACCTCGCTGGAATGAATGTTCACAGGACGCAAGGATTGCAGGTCGTTGCTGAGGTCCACCTCAATGACTGCCTCCCAGCCATGAATCCAGCGGACGAGCGATGCCCACTTGGCGTCTGCGGAGTAGTGTGGGTAGTAGAAGTCCCGAACCTTGCGAATGTGAAACGGAGAGTCCACTACGACCTCCATGAGGGGCGTGCCCTCCACGCTGGTTTTGTCCGAGGCGATGACTTTCTTCACGCCGTCTACTTTGTTTGACCACGGGTGCTCAGCCTTGGGCTTAGCAGTCCAAAAGGCGGCCTTGCATCCATGCACACGCAGGTTCACGGTGTCGCCGTTGCGTCGTTTGCATCGGAGCACAGTAGACCATAACTTCTCGTCGCCGTCTGCGGCCACATCAAGAATGAGCAGAGGTTCACGACTCATCGTCCTTCCCCCACAACAGACGACGCCATGCTGAGCGACGCTTCTTGCTCACGCCTTTGCTGGTCATGAGCAATTGAGTTTGACGAGTTTCCATCTCACGGATTTTGTCATCCAGCGCCTTGCGCTCGTTCTCAATCCGAATGAGAGCCGTGGCCAAATAGACGCAGAGGTCAAGTGCCTCTTCAATGGCCATCTCAACCCATGAGTCTTGCTTATTGCCCCATTGGGTCGTATCGTCCTCGGCACGAAGTCCGTGGCCGTAGCGTTCAACACCGACGGCCATGCGCTCCTTGATGATTTCAATAATCCTCGGGTTGTCATTTGCTTCATGGCTCATGGCGTTCTCTCCCATACGAATCCGTTCTCAAGTCCCGAGCGGTCGCACACGACACGGTAGCGTCGGAGCAAACGGTCAAGCCAAGTTTGACGAACATGGCATGGGATGGCGAGGAAGTTTTCACATTCAATGGCGAGTTCTTCTGCTAACGAGCGGTCTTTTTGGAAGGATAGGATTTCCCACATACTCCTGCGAGTTAGCCCCATATATATAAGGATTGTGCTCAAAGAACCACCTTCCGTAGGAATGCCTTGACGGCCAATGTGTCGTCTTGAGCGACGCTGGCCCAGTAGAGTCCATCACCAATACCTGCAAGGACGGCCTGCTGGATGCCAAGGGGCATAGACTCATCGTGAGCCACGAGGTCATAGAAGGCGTTGAGAATATCAACACCCGACATACCACGCTTAGCCATGGCATCCACCTCTTTGTCCACCTCACGGAAGAGTCTCAGCGAGTCTCCACGGCTGGCTTTCTTGGCCTTGGCCACTTTGGCCAGTAGGGTCTTGGTTCGGATGGGGTCCATCGTGATGATGAGGTCGCTCACATCTTCCTCGTGAACGGGACCTTTGACTCGCGTCAAGGTCCACAGGAGATTGATTGCCTTCCTCATTGAGCCTCGGCTGGTCCTGCACAGCAGTTGCATGGCCTCGGGTGTTAGTGAGTCCGATAGGGCGTTGAGGGCCGTGGACATGTCTTCATCACCAATCGGTTGGAACCTCGTGTCGCTGAAAGCACATCGGTCTTTGATGGGGTCAATCAACTTCTGCGGGTAGTTCGCTGAGAGGATGAAGCGAGTCTGTTTGTATCGCTCCATGGTGCGGCGTAGAGCCGACTGAGCGTCGGGGGTGAGGTTGTCTGCTTCGTCCAAGAACACGACATTGAAGGGCATAGGACGAGTCTCTCCGTCGGGGGTAGTGTAGGTCCCGATGACTCCACGGCTGGCGAACTCCTTGACCTTGGTGCGTATGACACCGATGGAGCGTTCATCCGAAGCGTTGAGTTCCAGCCAGTTGGACTCCCACGAGTCGCCGAAGGAGTGCTTCATGAAGGCGATAGCCGTTGAGGTCTTGCCTGTACCCGCTGGTCCTGCAAAGAGTAGGTGTGGCACGCTGGTGTCGCCGTCCTCGTGAAGGCGTTGAACCATGGCCAGTAGTACCTTGACAATGTGATGTTGGCCTACGACCTCAAAGAGGTTCTGCGGTCGGTGTTGTTCAGTCCACATCGGGTTCACCTGCACTCAACACAACCGCCGAGGTCGTGGTTGCATCGGCGCCCTTCGGCGCCGCATTGTGAACAATGGTCGGGTGCTCGGTCGGGGATGGTGTAGCCAGCCTTGCTCTTGCGTGTCTTGCGTTCAATCACGACGGTCTCGGTCTTGGGGACCTCAGCCACGACGACGGGTTCGTCGGCGGGTGCCTCAATCCGAATGTTCACATTTCCAATGCTGATTTCAACGGTGGTTGTCTTCATAGTTGGGACTTGGTGCCCCACCTACATAAAACAACCGCTCAAGAATTGCTTCCCACGACTCGGAAGCCCGTGGTGAGGTTGGCGTAGGAAGGAATGCGCTCTTTGCCCAAGCCAGCCATGTGGAAAACGATGGTGCCTTCTTCCTCGCGAAGCCAGCCGTCGTCGGTCTTGGTGTTCCATGCCTGCACAAAGACGGGGATGGTGATGTGAACGCGTTGGTTCTTGGAGACACGCACGCTCATACCCGTGTAGTCGTTAATGCGAATCATGCGGCACGCGATGTGCGACATGAAGCCGTCAAAGTGGCGGCCGACAATATCGGGCAGGCTCGGGAGGGAGTTCCTTGAGCGGGCAATTCGGTTTCGGACTTCGGCTTCAATCATGGTTCGGGCCATGATTAAGGGTAGGGTGCACCCCTATATTAAAGCATCGGTCAAAACAAATGAACCCAATCAAAACGGAGAACGGCGCTTGGCGTCCATGGCGGCTTCTCGCTCTGCGGCGAGGCGTGCCTTCTCAGCCTTCTCGGCATCGGCGGCGGCAAGTGAAACCTCAACCTCATTCCACCACACGAGTGTTTTGTTGAGAATGTCTTTGATGAGGGAGTCGGACAGGTCGTGGATTTCAATTTTCCACGCCATGCCTCGCTTGAAGAAGGAGACATCTTGGATGGTGCGGTCATCGTCAGCCGAGACTTTGCCTTCCGCTTTGAGTGCGTTGAACACATCGTCCTTGACCCAAATGGATGCGGCACCACGGCGGTCCCCGTAGATGGATGCGGCCACATACTGAGTGTCCATGTTTGGTTTGAGAGCGATGTAGTTCACCGCTCCTGCACTTCGTTCAACAGCCACGAACCCAGCGTGCTCAAACACTTCTTGAATGTGGGCTTTCGTTCGTCGCTTCATTTCTTGCTTGCCGATTTTTTCTGCGGTCATGTTCTATCGGAGGAAACCACACCTATATGAAGGTTATAGTTCTCGTCGTATTGGCCATTAGCATGTTTTTCACAGCAGGCACGACATGCTATTCGGCCTACTGGGACTGTATTTCTTAACACAACCGTTCCACAGGCGAGGCATGTGAGCCGATATTCGGGGCGTTGCCGTAGGAGCCACCGAGCGAAGTCAAACGACTCCTGTTTGAAGTGCCAGTAGCCATCCCAGTTCTCCTCAAGAACCACGAAGCGTGGTCCATGGCCTTCTTCCGCTCCGAGTAGGTAGTGGCACAGTTCGTGGTGTAGGAGGCCCTTGACGAGTTGTCCTCGTCCAAATGAGGCAGGATGAAACAGGATGAGAGGCTTGCCTTCGCCAAGAATGATGCGACCCTGCACCGCCTTGGCGTCTGCGTCCAAGTAGCCGTAGTCAAAGCAGGTCGGCAGGCCCAAAGCCCAGCCCCGCTCCTTGCATAGGGCATAGAAGTGGTGGTGAATGTGAGTTTGGTGTTCGCTCGTGAGCGCCATTGTCAATCCTCGGTTTGTATCACCAAGTCTCCCCCGTCTCGGGCAAGGACAAAGGTGCGATGAGGGTTCATCAGCAGTAGCGCTTGGACCGCCGAGCCAATCGCCGACGGGTCGCTCATGAGGCTCAGCCTCTTGCGCTCCATGCTCCAAGGGAGGCGTCATACGGTATATACCGATTGCCCACCTATTCAAGGCGACCGTTTTCACGGAGTCGCTCAATGCGAGCGAGGCACTTCTTGCAGTCCACATCGGCGATAGTGAGGGTGTCGTGCTCGTAGGTGCCGTGAACATTCCAGCGGCGTTCAACGCCACATGACATAGGGAAGAAGGTCTCTTTTGACTGAATGAAATAGAACTCCATCAAGTGGATTTTTTGTCCTTGTCCGAATTGTACGACGGTGGTTGGGCGGGTTGGGGTTTGGTTCTCCATGTTATACCGTAGGGGCCTCACCTATATTAAGGTATCTCACAAAAGGTCATGAAAGAGTGATGCAACGAGCGTTTGGGTGCTCCATCGGGCGCCAGTCAATCAACCACGACTGATGGTCTGCCGTTGGGTTCTTGACAATCACAGAGGAGATGTTCACATCGTAGTCTCTCGCCCACGAGTTCGCACAGGAGGCTATGTGAGCGAATAGGGCGAAGCGGTCGGGGAATGCCAGAGACGAGAACGAATCACGGCGGTCGTTGTCCCAAAGAATCCAAAGGCGAGTTGCCGTCTCGTCCCAGCAGAAAATGACCTGTTGCATGTTGCTCATTCGTATTCAATGCTAACCACGACGGCGGCGTGAGCCTCGGGCGAGGAGTTCGTGATGTTCACGGCGATACCGTTCCCGCAACGAACCCCAGCGAAAGTGAGGGTGTTCACGCTTGACCCGTTCGCCGTCAGCAACAGACGAGCGATAATGTCGCCCGACCCATCAGCGGCGGCAGAGTCTCGGATTTCAAAAATGACATCGCCCGATGGCGGGGTGCCGAGAGGGTCTATGACTGAACTCACCGTGATTCCAAAGAGGGTGGCGTGTTTGCCTGTTGCTACACCTGTGGCCGATAGGGACTTCACCGTGCTCATGCTTGGTCCTGTGGCCTGTGTGGCTCTTAACGGTGGCGGCTCACGCCCAAGTTCCACACCAAGAGCAACAATCGCCCTCTCCGCTTCGGTGGGGCATTCCACAGCAGTCTCGGTATGCGATGATTTCTCCAATCTCGGTGGTCGGTGTTTCTTCCATGTTATACCGTAGGGGCCACTCCTATATTAAAGTATCTCCTATAAAAACATAAGACGATTTTTGACTCAGCGTCCGAGAGGGGTATGTGGCAAAAATACGACCCGACATCTTACCGAGTCCGATAGGGGGGGGTCCTCACAGGTCGGCGGTCGGCCTCAGCGACGGCCCGCCTTCTTCATGAAGCGGCGGTGGGTCGCTCGTGTGTTCTCGCAAGGCGGGAAGCCCAAAGCACGGCCAAGGATGAAGGCCCCTCGCCATGCTTGGTGCTCCCACGGCATTTGAGCGTAGGTTAGGCTCCCTCGGTTGTAGGTGGTGCTCTCGTCGCTCGTGAGGGCGTCGGCGGTGAGGTTGCGGCCTGCGGCCGTGCGGATGGCGTGGTTGAGGGCGAAGGCTGGGCCATGGTTCCATGTGGTCGTTGTGCAACGGCTCACGCGTCGTCCATAGCCCTTGATGGTCTGCGTTGAGGACATGACGCCGAGGGCGGTTTGAAGGTAGTGGAGCGTCTCATGGATGATATGGTTCGCTGTGTATGCGGTGAGGCCGTCATAGTCTGCGGCCTTGACGCCTTGGAGATTGACCTTCATGTGGGGGTGCGTGCCGTCATAGCCAACACCGAGCGTGGTGATGGCCTCAATGTCTACATATCGGCCTTGGCGGGTGTCGTTGAGGACCTTCATGGAGGTCGCAAGGTGAGCGGGTCGGTGGGTGTTGCGGTCGTTCGTGAAGTGAACTTCAAGAGTCAAGCCGTTCAAGTCTGCTTCGGGGGCCACGGAGTCAATGACTCGGTGGATGAGGTCAGCCACATCAGCACGAACGGCAGAGCCGCCGACTCGCTTAGGGAAGGTTAGGGTTAGGGTGGTGTTCGCCATGGTTCCTCATGGAAGCCGCCCCTATATATAATGCACGCTCAAAAGTTTTGAAGGTATAGGCACGAAAAGACTATATACCCCCAGCCCTATGTTCAAGTGGATGATGATGCCCCCGAGGGGCCACCGCCTCTCAGTCATGCGTTTTTGCGCCAGCGTCCGCCCAGCGGCGGGTGCGTTGCCGAACGCCAGCCAGCGCCAGCGCCAGCGGTCGCCCGAAGGCGTCGCCGAGCACGCCGAGCGGCTCACTCAAGGCCGCCCTTGCAGACGGTGAAGCCGTGGGCGGTCATCCAGTCATCGCACACGATACCAAGGACGGCGCTGGCTGGGATGTCTCCGAACACCTGCAAGTCCTCAACGCCTGTGCCGTTGTCGTATTGGCCATATCCGTCCGTGGTGCACTCTGCATCCACTTTGTCAAGGTCAATGGCCACGGTGAGGCCCTCGGGTGCCCAGCAGGTCTCAACACCGCCCGTGCGGACAAAGACGGAGTTCAAGCGGCTCTGAACTTCTCGGAAGTCTCGGCGCATTATCCAGCAGTTGGGTTCAGCGGCCTCATACATTTTAATCCACGAGAGCGGGCGGATTTGGAACTTGAAGCCAGCGGCGGCGATGAATTGGCGGGCGTTCTCGTAGCCCTCAGCGTCCTCTTTGTAGTCGGGGAGTTCCCAGCCTTGGGAGGCCATGGACTTGATGCCGTGGGCGAGGATTTGAGCGGCTCCGTTTTCGGTGGTGCGGTGGAAGGCGAGGTTCTTCATGATACAAGGAGGGAAGCCTCCCCTATATCAATGCGTCGGTCAAAGGTTCAGCCTCACGGCCACTCATGGACCGCGCCCAGCGGCGGCGGTGGACCCGTTCAGAGGTCGCCGTCCTCAGCGCACACAGCCGCCCACATGAGCAGGAAGGAGAGAAGAAGCACAATGTCCGCCAACATCAGCGCACACGCTCCACAAGGGACGCCACGGACTCCCACACGCCTTGAACGAAGGGGAACACGACGAAGGCCAAAACAACGCAGATGTGGGTTATCTCGCCCGTGTCAGCGGTGGCGAAGTAGTTCCAAGCGGCGGCGGCGCTCATTCGTTCACCTCGGTGCGGTGAGGGAATGAATAGGCGTCCTCGGTCGCTTGGTCGGTCGCGGCGGCGATGATGGCTTGAGCCATGGCGATGGCTTCGGCTCGGTTCATGTGAGCGGAAACGCTGGCGCCTTTGCCGTTCATGATGTGCACGCCGACGGAGTTCCCGTAGCCGTATGCACCACGGCGGACCACGATATTGACGGCTCCGTGTTGGCCTTGGTCGGTGAAGGACTCCGTGGAGAATCCGCTTGCTTGCTCGGTCATGGTTTGTGTTCCCATGATTCAATCCACGGGGCTTCCCCCTATAAAAGTATCGGTCATAAAAACCTTTATAGACTGTCAGCCTTATGTTCAAGTGGATGATGATGAGCGGGG